CCACTAAAGACAGCCATTGTTCGATCCAAGGGACCGTACTTCAAGTTATTGACATCTGGGCTGGTATCTTCTGGTAAAGGTGGTCGAGCTCAGAAGACATTACTGGATAGCACTAAGCGAGGCATCGAGAATTTTTCTAACAGTTCGTTGCTAGAAGTTCGCCCCATGAGTGTTGACAAGCTTCAAGGTCTTCGAAGTAAGATCAATACCGTTGATGAATGGCTTTCCGGAGATGTTAGACAAGATGTCATTGCTGCTCTTGAACAAGGCGCTTCCAAGATTCAAGATTGGGTAGTCTTGGCGGTATCGTCAGAGGGAACTGCTCGAAACGGCGTCGGCGATTCTATCAAAATGGAATTGATGTCAATCCTAAAAGGGGATTACTACGACCCGCACACTTCGATCTGGTACTACCGATTGGATAATGTGGAGGAAGTAGGCGACCCAAACATGTGGATGAAAGCCCAGCCGAACATTGGGGCAACCGTATCATACGAAACGTATCAGCGTGATGTCGCAAGAGCTGAAAATGTACCGTCAGCGCGAAACGATATTCTAGCTAAACGATTCGGTATTCCGATGGAAGGATACACATATTTCTTCCCGTATGAAGAGACTCTGGTGCATCCGATTCGTGAGTATTGGCAGATGCCATGCGCTATGGGGGCAGATTTATCCCAAGGCGATGATTTCTGTGCTTTTACTTTTCTGTTTCCATTAGGGGACGGGAGTTTTGGAGTAAAGACTAGAGCGTATATTACCGTACGTACGTTCGATAATCTTCCCTCAGCAGGACGAATAAAGTATGAAGAATTCATTCGGGAAGGCTCTCTTCATGTCATGGAAGGAGTGGTTCTAGACATGATGGAAGTCTATAACGATTTGGATGAATACATACTAAAGTCCGAGTATGACGTTCGTGCCTTCGGGTATGATCCATATAATGCTAGGGAATTTGTAGAACGTTGGGTTGGGGAGAACGGTCCTTATGGGGTTCAGAAGGTTATCCAGGGTGCGAAAACGGAAAGCGTTCCTTTGGGAGAGTTGAAAGCTCTTTCTGAAAACCGAATGCTCCTGTTCGATCAAGAATTGATGGGATGGGCCATGGGTAACACCATCACCCTTGAAGACACCAACGGTAACCGAAAGATTTTAAAGAAACGAATGGATCTTAAGATTGACTCGGTTGCCGCAATGGTTGATGCATGGGTTGCATATAAAGCTAATAGCGATGATTTTAGATAGGAGGGGAAATGAAAGTAACTTTTAGGGATCGATTGTCTAGCGCCTGGAATGTTTTTACAAATCCAGTCGACGCTAGTTCAGTCCATACAACGTTGACAACGCCAGCGACTACTAGGTATCGTCCCATCGGATCTATGAACATCGTGCAAACGATGTATAACAAAATCGCGATTGATGTTTCTAATATTGCAATTAGGCACGTTAAAGTTGACGAGCTCGGAAGATACAGCAGCGAATACGACAGTAGTCTAAATCGATGTCTAACTCTGATGGCTAACAAAGATCAAACTGGCGCAGCATTTATGTATGAGCTAGTTTATACAATGCTTGAGGAAGGTGCGGCAGCGATCGTCCCCGTTGACACATCCACCGATATTTTTGAATCCCCCATGCCTGGATCGTACGAAATTTTGTCGATGCGGGTAGGACGAGTAGTAGAATGGTACACGGATTCGGTAAGACTAAATGTCTACAACGATCGAACCGGGCAACGCCAGGATATTCTACTTCCTAAAGATGTCGTGTGTATTGTGAACAGCCCGCTATACGAGGTAACTTCTCGAAATGGCGGAATGACGGCCCGATTAAACCGGAAGCTAGATGTCCTAGATTCATTTGACAACTCGGCTTTGGGTAAACGGCTAGACCTGATTATTCAGTTGCCGTATACTGTTCGCGGCGAAATGCGCAAGGAACAGGCAGAAGTTCGACGCAATGCAATCGAGGACCAGCTACGGAACTCTGAAGTTGGCGTTGCTTATGTGGATGGCGCTGAGAAGATTACACAGCTAAATCGCCCAGTTGAAAACAATCTGTTGGACCAGATCAAATACCTAACCGAGTATCTGTACAACATGCTAGGCTTTACCGAGTCAGTTTTCGATGGGACGGCAGAACCGAATGTTATGCTCAGCTACTACAATCGAACTATTCGTCCTATCCTAAACGCCATCACCACTACCATGACATATACATTCTTAACCCAAAAGGGTCAAACCATGGGTCAAAGAATTATATATGTCCGGGATCCTTTTGCTAGCGTATCTTTAGATTCGGTAGCATCCATGGCTCAAACTTTCGTAACGAACATGATCATGTCGCCGAACGAAATTCGATCCATTATCGGACTCCCCCAATCGAACGATCCAAACGCGGACAAGCTGGCTAACCCATACACTACCTCTGCGGATAGTGGTGCGGATAGCGCTCCTCCGGATGAGGAAGACGAAGGAGGGGTGTCTGTAAATGACCTTCTTTAAAATCCAAGGAGAACTATCAAAATGGAAGTAGATAATGAACAGTGCGACTTCCAGGGATGGGCAACTGTCGCTGGAGTAAAGTGCAGCGATGGTCGAATTATCAGTCATCACGCGTTTGATGCTAATGATGGTGCGACTGTCCCTCTAGTGTGGCAACATGGTCACAATGAGGTTACTAATGTTTTGGGCCTCGCTCGATTGGAGCGTCGAGATAAGGGTATTTATACTTATGGTTTCCTTAACGGGACTCCGCAAGCAGACCACGTCCGAGACATGATTAGCCACGGGGATATCGACTCACTTTCCATTTTCGCAAACAAGCTAAAGCAGAATGGCCCAGTAGTCTACCAAGGAAACATTGTCGAAGTTTCATTGGTTCTCGCTGGTGCCAATCCCGAAGCACGAATCCAAGATGTTAGCATTGCTCACGGAGAAGACGGCGAGTATTCTGCAAACATCTACTGCACCGATGAAGAAGCTGAACAGGAACCAATTAATAAACCGGATGATGAAGTAACGTCGTCATCTAACACTGATAACCAAAAGGAAGAAAATACAATGGCACACTCAGATGAAAAGACCGTCGGCGACGTTATCGACACGTTTACCGATGAACAGCGACAAGTCGTCGAATATCTCGTTGCCGAAGCTATTGCTCAGGCAGACGAAGACGACGAAGAAACCTACGACGAGGAAGAAAATATGAAGCACAACATTTTCGAAGCAAACAACGGAAACGACACCTACCTTGCTCACGCTCAGTTCTCAGAGATTGCTAAGAATGCCCTCGCTCACGGCACTAGCATCTCTTCTGAGCTTGCCCACGTAGACTACGGAATTGAGAACATCGGTTACCTCTTCCCCGATGCAAAGCTTGCTCAGGATCCTTCATTCATCAACCGAGATCAGTCTTGGGTGACGGATGTTGTTAACGCAGCTCGCCACTCGCCTTTCTCTCGTGTTAAGTCGGTGTTCGCCGATATTCGCGACGATAAGGCTCGTGCAATGGGTTACGCCAAGAAGGGCGCTAAGAAGATCGATGAGGTCTTCCGCCTCCTTACCCGAACCACCAACCCCACCACGATCTACAAGAAGCAGAAGCTGGACCGTGACGACTTGGTTGATATTACGGATCTCGATGTCGCGGCATGGGTTCAGACGGAAATGCGCATTAAGCTCCAGGAAGAACTTGCTCGCGCCATCCTGATTGGTGACGGTCGTACCGCAGACAACCCCGGAAAGATCGACGAGGAATGCATCCGACCGATCCTTCGCGAGAATGATCTGTTCGCAATTCACAAGGTGATTGAGAAGGCTGTTGCGGACTCCGACCTTATCGACAGCATTGTCATGGCGCTCGCAGAGCTTGAGGGCACCGGAGCACCGACCCTTTTCATGGCCAAGACGCTCTACACCAAGCTCCTCCTCCTGAAGGACAAGGATGGTCGCCGCCTTTACTCGAATGCTGAAGAGCTTCGCTCCGCGTTCGGTAACGTGGCTAAGATCGTGACCGTCCCCTACTTCGAAGGTCTTCAGCGAGATCTGGGAGAGAACAAGAAGGGTGACGTTCTCGCAATTGCAGTCAACATGGCTGACTACACCATTGGTGCAAATGCTGGTGGTGAGCTTGGTCTCGCAACCGACTTTGACATCGACTTCAACCAGTACAAGTACCTGATGGAGACTCGCTGCAGCGGTTCTCTTACCGTTCCTTACTCTGCTCTCACTGTTACCCGCAAGGTAACGGCCTGACCATGAGTAGGTTTTCCGGTCTGCTTGGCTTCGTCAGAACGGAATTATCTGACGGAGGCATTTACAACGAAGTAGCTACTGAAATCAAGGCTAAAGGAACTTTCAGAAAAATTTCCAGCCGAGTATACAGTGAACAAGAAGTGAATGCCTCCGTTAGATTGGCCAATGAAATCTCAGTTATTGGCAACAATGAGATTTTCAATCACTTAAATTCTTTAAAGTATGTAGTTTGGAAGGGCACTAAGTGGTCCGTTACTACAATTACTTTGGAGCCCCCGAGAGTGATCATCGTACTTGGCGGGGTGTATAATGGCAACGTTTAAAGAAGCCCAATCAATCCTAGCGAAAATTGTAGGACACGACCGAGTTTACTTTCAGCCGCCGGAAAACCTCAAAATGGCATATCCGGCTGTAGTTTTCCATCTGTCGGACTTGGCGTCGACTCGAGCGTCTAATACGGTTTTCTCAATGCGAGATCGATATACGGTAACGATCATGGATAAGCATCCATTTCCTGAATACCTATACGATTTGCAAAAAGTACCCTATACGAATCTTGATACCACCTATCGTGTAAACGGACTAAATCATTTTGTTTACACAATGTACTTATAGAAGGAGTTAGCAAATGACTGCTATCACTTGGGATGCGGCAGGATCGCATGTATACCACACTGGTGTAAGTAAGGGCGTCCTGTACGTTTTCGATAACTCGACGAACGCCTACAAGGATGGCGTGGCATGGAATGGTCTTAAGACCGTTACCGAATCCCCCTCGGGTGCCGAAGCCACCTCTATTTACGCCGACAACATCAAGTACCTCACCCTTACCTCGGCTGAGGAATTCAAGGTGACTATCGAAGCCTACACCTACCCGGACGAATTCGCAGAGTGCGATGGAACTGCTCAGCTGGCAAAGGGTGTGACTGTCGGTCAGCAGAACCGCTCCCGCTTCGCTCTGTGCTACTCGACCATTCTGGGTAACGACACCAAGGGCGACCAGTACGGCGAGCTCATCCACGTGGTGTACGGCGCTGTCGCATCACCTTCGGAGAAGGCATACGCTACTGTGTCGGACTCCCCGGACGCAATTGCATTCTCTTGGGAATGCAACACCACTCCGGTTGCCGTCCAGGGTATGAAGCCTGCCTCGCTTCTTACGCTCGACAGCACCAAGGTCGACGCCACCAAGCTGAAGGCAGTTCTCGACAAGCTTTACGGCAATGCCTCTGGTCCTGCAAAGCTCCTCATGCCTAATGAAATTATGGCACTCGTTCGGTGACTTTATGTTTTTAGCCCTTTTTCTTCCGGCAGAAGAACGCTTTAACGAGCATGACAATAGTTTTACAGATTTTCCGGAAGAACGAGTATTATTGCTGCATAGCCTAAAATCTGTAAGCCTATGGGAGTGCAAATACAAGCGTTCTTTTCTAGAGTCACCCCCGTCAACTCCTGACGAGGTGATGTACTACATTCAATGTATGTCGGATCGAGAACTTGGAGATACATTCTTCCAGCGATACGATGCTGACATACAAAAACAGGTCATTGATTACATTAGTGACCAAAAAACAGCTACGCATCTACTAGAGCAAGCTAATAATAATCAAGGTAGCTCGGACACGCTAACCTCTGAGCTGTTATATTATGCAATGTTCCAAAACAACATCCCGATAGATGTTGAGGAATGGCATCTTAGTAGACTGCTAGCACTACTTCGAATTTTTTCAGCTAAAAATTCACAGGCAACAAAAACTAATGATCCGAGATCGAGCGCGGCTGCCAGAAGTGCTCTCAACATGGCTAGACGATCTCGAACGAATTCCAAAGGATAAATCATGGATTACACTAATTTGCAAGCAGACCGCAACTGCATTCTTAACGATGCTCGCGGGTATTCTCATATGGAAGGACGCGACGGCGTTAACATCCGTCATATCGTTCTTCACCACAATGCTGGGGTTCGACAGAGCGGCGAAACTGTAGCCAGGTTCTGGGAGCGTAGCGGTACGTCAGCGCACTACCAAGTCGAAGACGATGGTACTGTCGTTCAGATCGTTCACGACTGGGATACCGCATTCCACGCTGGCGACTGGAACGAGAATCTCTGCTCCATCGGCATCGAACACGCCAATATTTCTGGCGCGCCTGATTGGGAGCTTTCTGAAGAGACTATTCGGTCCGGTGGTAAGCTGACTGGAGCTCTCTGCTACGGATACAATCTCGGTTACCCTGTGTGGGGACAGAATGTTTTCCCGCACTCGAACTTCACGGCAACCTTCTGCCCGGGACAGATCCGAGACGAATACCGCGACCGTTACATGCAGTACGCACAAGAAATGTACCGCGAGCTGTCTGGCGACGAGACGCACACCTCTGACGATTCCATTAAGGAACGTTTGTGCGCCGCTCTTCATGCAAACGGAGTCGACGAGCTCCCCCAGCGAGCTGATGCACTGATCGCGGCATCATCGTATGGCGGTGAGACTTTCCCGTACGGAGTTGAGTTCACTCAGTCTACCGTCGGAACCTACATCGATGGCATCTGGGGCCCTGACAGCCGTGATGCACACGATGACACGACCGGCAAGGTCCAATCAATTCTTGGGGTGGAGGTCGACTTCATCGTCGGACCGATTACTGAAGCTGCACTTAAGGCAGCAATCAATTGATCGAAAGGAGGCAACGCCCATGATCTCGATGCGTATGGATGGAGATTTCGAAACTTCAAAATGGTTGAAATCTTTTAAAGTTCAGCGCTTTCGCAACATTTTAAATGAGGCCGGGAGAATGGGCGTTGCTGCCTTGTCCGCGTCGACTCCTACTCGTACTGGGAAAACGGCGTCTTCCTGGGAGTATTCCATGTATCTTAT